AGACTGCGGCATGAACAGGAGTAGAAGCCCGCCTAATTTAACCAACATACGTATATTAACAAAGCTAATCAACCAGCAAACCATAGAAGGGAGTAAAACTAAATGCGTATAACCTTAAGAGAAATCATAAAATTGGACAAGAAGTATAAAAAATGGGATGAACACAGATACGTGATAGTATCACCTTCATCTTTGAAAGATGACTTCCTTATAGAGATAATCCTTATAAACAAAGATGGAAGTTATGACTCCCTTAAAATAACAGCAAACAACAAACCACCGGAGGAAAAGCAAAAATGGAATTAAAAGTAAGTGACTCCCGCACAGTCCCAGTTCTTCAAGTACCTCCTGGCTTGGCTATCACTATACTCCAAGCCGCTTTAATCGTTTCTCAATTCCTCACCACTAAAAGATCATTCACTATGGAACAGTGGCTACTCAGCTACAACCAAGGGGAGTAGCATTAAATGCAAATGCAGATTTGTGCAATATGCCATCGGGCATCCGAGGTACTTATCAGCTATAGGTGCCCGGAATGTGCCGGCGCCTATCTACGCTCCTCTATCGAAGAAAGAACTGCGCTGATGGGCCAAATAAAAGAGCTAGACGATGGGATAAAAGAATTATCAATAGGTCTCCTCCGTTTCGAGAAGAAAATACAGTATCTTTGCCGTTGCGGTGCCTTCTTCTACAGCGTGAGCGAACGGCAGGAGCACCTCTCTTCTCACATAGCTACCGTGAAACCACCAAGCCAGCAACGTCGCCGTGTTGATTTATCCCGATTCCATAAAACGGAGGAGGTATGATGCTACAGAACAAGAAGTGTATGCTTTGTGGACATAATCAAGTGGATCATTTATCAATAGATACTGGAGCATTCATTGAAGAAGGTTGTACAGCAGACAAATACAAATACGAATGCGATTGCCCAGGCTTTCTAGCCACGGAAGAAGACAATGAGACACCAGAGGAAGGCTAGGCAAGTAACTATAATCGCGTGGCACGCAGTCTTACACAATTTCATCGTTAAGACTCGCCCGCTTAAGAAAGACGCCGCAAAGCGGTTTGGTCTTGATTTTCGCTTTAAAGCAAATGCTAAGTTTGATCCACTCCGAAAAATATGGACTATCAAGGAGGATAAACTAAAGATAGCGGAGGAAATATGCCACAACTACTTCGGACCCGATGTCCGGGTAATGCCTAAAATAGAGCTTAGACTCCCACCATCCGAACAAAAGGACTTCTACGGAATCTTCTGTAGCATCATCGGATATGATGGACCTAAATTATTAGTAGAAGAAGCACATAGAAAATGGCGCTTTGCCATGTCCCGCCTTCACCCCGACTTGGCGAATGGAAACGCGACTCAAGCCGCCGCGCTTAATGAGGCTTGGCGGGAAGTTAAAATAGCATTAGCAGAAGAGAGGCGGGAATGAATAAGGCGGAGTTTCTCCATGGCAGCTAGTGCAAGCCTAGGCTAGCAGGAGCAATGAATGAAACGATTTACGCTGGATCAGATCGAAGAGGCAATGGAAAACGGCATCGGCTTTTGTGTCGCGTGCGGGTCCGAGAGGGCTTGCTGCGAACCCGACGCTTGCAACTACGAATGCGAGGAATGCGGTAAAAGACAGGTATTCGGGGCGGAGGAATTGCTGGTCATGGGAGCTGTCAGAGTATGATCGGAAGAGGCGGAGGTGGAAGCCACCATCATCAAATAGTAACTCCAGATGATAGAAAGGAGAAAAAAGATGAATAATGATTTCGATAATACAAAAGCAAATGAACTAGCGAAGAAAAAAGAACACTTAGCTATAATTTTAGATAAGAGCGGTTCTATGAGTTCTTCCTTCTCTTCTCGGCATATAAAGAGCCGCATTCATTGCGCATGGGAAGCCGCCATCGCAATTGTCTCCTCTACAGATGATGTTATCACAGAACTATCGGTGATAGCATTCGACACGAAGATCTTCAAAGTTTGCGAAAAGATGGATTCTATCTCGATACTTACTGTACTTAATCTGTTCGAAGCCGATGGAGGCACCGCACTTGGCGCCGCTATCAACGCAGGCATTAGTATAGATGCCAATCGTTTAATCATATTAACCGACGGCTATCCAGATTCGGAAGCAGCTACTATAGCCGCCGCCACGGAAGCCGCGGCCCGTAGCATTAAAATAGATACAATCGGCATTGGTGAATCAAATGACATCCTTCTGAAGGAAATATCGAAGATGACTAATGGCATCTTCAAACATCCCAACTCCCCAGAGGAACTAATCCAGCACTTCGTTCAACTAGAAACAAAGAATCGTTTGATGATAACTTACCTGGCCGATCCGTTATCCCCATGGAAGGAGAAATCTAATGCTTAACTTAATTCTAAATATCATAGCGGTTTGCTTTCTGCTTATTTCACTCGGACTAATCATTTCAGCTACTAGAACGCTTCGCAGACTGAATAAGAAGGAAGAATGATAGTTAATTCAAAAGGGACAACGGCACCGTTCGTTCGTTTCGCGCCTAAAGATTTTCTAGCTATGACGAACGCGGAACGGCTATCATTCCTAGAGAAGATTCGCGGTCGCCGTGAGCAGCGGGAAAAGCCGCCGCGCGTTGCTGCTTCCGCAGCTAAATCGAAAACTATAAAAAAGAGAAGAGGCGTAGATTTATCTCGCTTCTCTAAAACTGAGGAGGAACTATGACCAAAGATGAATTCATGCAGGAAGTTAGTAACATAAAGGAGGGCTGGTCCATTTTAGTAGTAGAATATCAGCAGCGATCTCGGCAGCTAATTAGATATAAATTGGACGGCCCCGAATTCGATTGGTTCAAACTTTGTCCAATAACTGTTGTACTTTATAACAAGACGAGGAATAAAGACAACCTGGACAACTCTATCCATACGCAAGCTCATGCACTCAATTTGTCCTTTCATTTAGCTAACCGAATTATACGCGCCTCGGATGATTTCCATCACTACCCCGACAGTTTTCGAGAAGAACTCTTAAAAGCATGCAATCTTCCATAAAGCTTCGACCAATCGGCCCAAAGATTCTAGCTCGACGGATAGGGGAGGTAGAGCAAACTAGAAGTGGGCTCTACCTTCCATCCAATGCCAGAGAACGTCCACAATTGGCTGTAGTAGTAGCCGTCGGCTCGTATTGGGATGGTTCCACACTTGACATTAAAGTAGGCTCTACTATCATCTTCCCACGATTCCATGACCGTACCATTCGCATAAACGGAGAAGAACTACTCATCTTCGAGTGGAGGGAGCCTTATGCAGTATTGGAGGAATAGCGATGATAAGCAAACCAACTGAAGAAGAACTACAGAAAATGCTCGACTCTGAGTGGCGACAAGCGTACTACGTACAAAAGGACAGATGCAGTATTGCTGAAAAGCTTCTTCATCGTGTTCTTGAGGTAAGTGGCAATTATGATAAATTACCAGAGATGCGCGTATATATACTCGCCGCTAGTGCCTTAGTCCATCTTTGCGGTCCGGAGAAAAATTGCAAACTTGCGAAATATAGAGCCGAGGTAATCGAGAAGTTTGAACTATTAAGCAAATGATTAACTTCGACAAGATAGAATGGTACGATAATTCCAGAATTACCAAGATTCTGGAGTGCCCCCGCCGAGCATATTATGAGCAAATCTACAACGGCGGCTTAGCTTACCCCGTGTCCGCAGGAGCCAACATCGGTAGCGCATTCCACGCCGCCATCGCAAGATACTACCACCCCCACGACTGGACAATTCTAACAGAGTACGAAAGGCGGCAGAAAGCCCTATCCGAATTCGAGAAGCAGCACAGTTTCTACTTCTCTAGTAGAGAACCGGAACGGCGGCACACCCTAGATCGCTGTCTGCAGATACTTGGCCATTACTTCGACGCTTACTTATTTGAAGATCGAATCTGGCGGCCCATCGAAATCGAACTCTTCGCTATCTTTGAAATAAAGCCAGAGAAGAATGAAGACTTCCAGTCGTTCTACTTCGCTATGCGCGCCGATGGCGTCTTCGAGCACACTAAGCTTAAGCATCTCTATGTCTTAGAGAATAAAACAACAAAATCAATTAGAGGCGAAGTAGATCGCCTAACCGTAAACCGGCAGACAACCGGCTATACATACGGCCTTCGTCTATGGAACACCAAGGTAGAAGGCGTCCTAGCCAACATTATCTTAATAGCCGTAGAGAAGCTAGATTGCCGAAGGGAGGTATTCAAGAAGACGGAAGCCGAGCTAGCATCATGGCGTAAGCAGACGATAAATATAGTACAAGACTGGAGAAAAAAGAAACTCTCTCTAGACGGCGAATTATCCCACATTCTTGATACCTTCTATCAGAATGATCGTCAATGTACAACATATGGCATTTGCCCCTTCTTCAAAGCTTGCCAATTTAACGCCCCTATTATGCTAACGGGAATGGAGAAAAATACATGGACTCCACTACAGGTGAAAGAGTACCCTTGATATTCTTCTGCGAATGCAGTCATCCGGAGAAACCATATCATCTAATGCCGCGTTTAGATGGCGATGAATACGGCTTTAAAGAAACATGGCCTTGTACAGCTTGCCCCTGTAAAGATTTCAGGGAAGAGGAGTGTGATGCAGTATATGAAGAATGCAAAGAGGCATATTAGATTGTGCGGCTGGCTCTTTCAGTTTATAATATTGCCCCCGACTTGCATACCCGACCGATATATCATATTCCTCTGCTCCCCTCAGTGTTCAGAGAGATACAACGCAGTAGATGGCTCCTGCGAGATTAGTGAACTAATATGCCGCGGCGGCGGCTCCGCTGGCTGCCGCCTCGATAATCTAAAACCCCCAATAGACGGAGACTCAATCAGAATCCGCTTTGAAGAAGGAAGGAAGTAAAATGACAGGTAAGCAACTTTATGAACTTTTATTAGATCGTCTAAATAAAAGTCGTGGAAAACAATTTTCAAAACAACAAGTTGCCTTCATCATTAGAGAAACCTACATAACCCTTCTAGAGGAGGAAACTGTTTCTAATAACCCAAAACTAACCTACAATGCCTTGCTTATGGAGGAAAAGGAAAGAAGATGAGACAAAATCTATCTGAGATAGCTCTAAATAAATCAAGTCTTATCATGATCTTTGGTAGCCCGAAAACTGGGAAGACAACTTCCTCTGCTTCTCTAGCTAATCTTTTAATCAAGAAGTTAAGCATAGAAGGGACAATTTGGTACTTCGACTTCGATGGTGGCGACGCTATCCAACCTTTCATTCGACATCTTGATCCGGAAGTAGCCCAACGAGTGATCCGCTATTTCTACGCACCCAAAGGAGGAGATAAAGTAGGCGCGACAGAATTTCGCCCCCGTGGACAAGGCCGCGATATCTTTCTTGACTTCCTTTCTGACTTTAATCGAGTATATGATCTCATAGACCAGGACACGGGACGCTGGAAAACTAAGAAAGAGCACGAAGCACCCTGTCTTATCATTTACGATTCAATGACTTCCCTACAAGATATCATCCTCGATTTCGTTCTCTGTATGGTAGGACACGATCTAGGAGCACCGAAGACAGACTCACGGAGCGACTACGGAAAACAAATGTCGAAGATAGTTGAAATAGTAGAATCAGCGAAATCAGTACCCTGTTCTCATGTATTCATAGCACATGAGAAAGTAACTCAGAACGAACTAACGTCAGAACTTCGGATAGATCCAGACTTCACCGGAAAGCTGGCTGCGGAAATCTCCGCCTACTTTGGAACCGTCCTTTATTCAAAGACACGGAAGAATGGGCAGAAAATTGATTACCTATGGCAAACCATGTCAGATGGCTGGATCAAGTCCGTTGGCGCCCGTCCGAAAGATAATCTCCCACTGGAGATGCCACAAGACTTTGAGCTACTATTATGAGACCTCCGATCGCGTGCCGCCATTGTAAGAAGCCGACTGCTTACTTCCGCACTAAGCAAATTTGGGCAGGACTCGCGTATATGAGCTACTACTGCAGCGTCTGTAACCGATATACGGAAGCGCGCGTCTCTACAAAAGCGGAAGCAGAGGAGGAGGAAGAAGAATAAGAAAGGAAAATAAATGTCAATTAGAGGGCCACCTGGGTGTATATTTATACAAAGATTCATCCAAATAGAAATGCGGGGGTGCGGACTCCAAAGAAGCGCAATAAACAAGAAGGGAAAAGAAAATGGAACTCATTCTTTCAAACGATGAGGAAATTCTTCTAGGAGAGATGACTGAAAGTGGGAAGCTTAGTCTTCGCATTCTATACCAAACTGCGTCCGAAGCATGGTTAGAAAAAGAAGTACTTCTAGATGAAGAGGGTATTCAGGTACTAACCGATCTGCTCGAATCAAATAAGGAGGACTAAAGATGCCCCGTGTAACATCGGATCTTAAGAATGTAACCATATTCCAACCATACCCGAAAAATGTCTACAAAGCCGCCATTCGGGAGTGTAATCTAACGAAATCACAGCAATCTAACCCGATGATAGAACTTCGGTGGAGAATTATAGAAGGCGAATTTTCTGGGAAAGATATGCCACCGGAGCCGCGCCGCTTTGACCGTATTGTCTTAAGTGGCACGAACAAAGAAGGGAAAGATATCATTCCCTACAGTCTCGTTAATCTCATAGAAGCTACTAAGATTCCATGGAGCTGCCTAGAATGCGCTGCTGACTTCAACAACGGAGAGAGCTTCTACCGTTCCGATGGAACCGATGGCTTGGATAAGAAGAATATCTACTGTCCAAAGTGCCGCAACACACTCCACATTGCCTATGATACCAACGATTTCATAGGGAAAACAGCTATAATCGCTATTGATGTAGAGCCGCCAACACCGACGTTCGATAGGGAGAGTAATGTAGTAAAGGGCTACGCTCCAGCGGCCTAACTGGTAGAAATGGGGGAGGGAAGTAGTTGCTTCTCTCCCCCTGGGAGGAAAGAGGATGTGTTGCCCAAAGTGTGGAAGCTCCCAAGTATCTACGGAGAAGACACTCTCCCAGAACCACAAAAAACTGCCGCGAATTCTACGTGGCCAGAATCTAACATACCGCCGTCACATTTGCGAGAAATGTTCAAGTAGATTCGGGGGTGTGGAAATTCTACTGGATTACTACAAGGAGATTAAAAGATAATATGACTGACGAGTTAGTATTTCTCACCATTGGTATTGTAATAGGCTTCCTACTTCGGGTCGTCTTCGATCCACTACTACGAGAACGAAAGAAGGAGAAACCAAATGTCCGGAAAGACTTCAACATCTGAGCGGGTAGTTGACTCAGCTAAGGTCGTAGATATTCAAACCGCCATTGCAGAGGCTGAACTTTTATTCCTGAATACTGTTTCCAAGCTTGAGGAAGACTATCCGCAGATTATAGTTCAGGCAATATCCATAGTTCGGGACTACAAGACGATTGCTGCAGATATCCATCTGATTCGCCTTGCTGTAGGAATTAGATAGAAGAAGCATTGGGCCTCTTAACCCCATGTTATCACAGAACTATCGGCGATAGCCCCCCCAATAGTCGGAGTCTGTAGGAAGAGGAGCAGACTTCTTAGTATATAGTAAGCAGGGAAAATGAATGCCTAATTACAGCTCAGGTTATATTGGCTCAGAAGGCCCCACGGATGCACAACTTGCTATAGTAGCTATGACGCCAGGTCCAGATGAAGTGGCCCTCTTTCTAAAAGATGGAAAAGGCCGCCCACTCATCGGTGCCTCCGGTAGAGCGTCTGATAATCATCTAATAAATGCCGGTACGCATAGATCCCGAACGTATTTAACAAATGCCTGTAAGCATTTCTTATATGCTATAAACCACGATGGTAGAGTATACATAAAAGAGCCCTCCCAAGAGCAAATAGTAGACGAACAGCCGGCACTCTACGAGGAGCTTATCTCCCTTCCTAATCTTAATTGTATAATAGCATATGGACAAGTCGCCCTTTTGGCTTTATCCAATTTCCATTTCTCCGACATCACGCGGCGGCGCGGCTCTATTCTAGAAACTATCTTCGGAAAAAAGATGATTCCCACATTCCATCCATCTTTCTACATGCACGGAGAGTGGCGTTTCCGGCCAATTGTAGACTTCGATGTCCGCCGTGCTTATAAAGAAAGTAAGTTTCCAGAATTACGAATCCCTATTCGGCAATTCTACATTGAGCCTACATTCCACGAAGTGGCTGAGTGGTTATCCATTCTTCACAATCTAGAGGAACGCACAATAGCATTCGACATTGAAACAATAAGAGGGAATCTATCATGTATTGCTTTCTCCGATCAAGTAAGCCGGGCCTTCTGCATCCCTTTCGTTAAGAATAGCTATGAGCATTATTGGGAGAAATACGAAGAATCCGCTATCCTAACCGGCATTGCCCGTTTACTTTCCAGGCCAGACATAAATTTCATAACCCAAAATGGCCTCTTTGACGCTTGGCAACTTTGGAAATATGGTATTCCTGTTTCATCTAACGTAAACAGCTTTGATACAATGTACGCCCATCGTCTCTTAGCGCCTGATCTCCCTCATAAATTGGAATTTCTTACTTCCCTATATACAGACGAACCCTTCTATAAGGATGAATCTGGTAACTGGAAGTCTGAAATTCCAGTCCCCGACCATCAATTCTGGATTTACAATTGTAAAGATGCTTCCTGCACGCTGGAAGTGGCTGTGGCACTTCAGGAAGATATGGTAGAAACAGGAACACTCGACTACTATAAGGAAGTAGTCCAACCAAAGTGGCCCATCCTACTCGATATGCGCCAACGCGGCATTCGAGTTCACTTAGGTAAATTAGTAGAATCACGAACTCGACTTCAGAAAGAACGGCAGAAACTAGAAGATGAGCTTCAAAAGGTCCTTGGGTGGTCCCCTAATACTAAATCATATATAGATATGGAAAGACTTCTCAATCAAATGAACATGCGCTGCGATCGAACAGCAACCGGGCGGCCCAGAGTGAATGAAGAATATATGAAAAAGTACATCTATGAGACCGAGAGATATATCATCCCCGGGAAAGACGCCGAGCACGCTCGTTTAATACTCTCCCAATGCCTCGAAATAACAAAGTACCGAACGCTGGAAAGTTCATTTCTACAGATGCAGCCCGACGATCACAACTTCTATCATCCAATCTATGATCTATCTCACGCTGTCTCAGGAAGGGATTCATCGAAAAGTGATGAAAACGGAGGGCCGCAGCTTCACAATATTCCACTATACATTAGAAAGCTATTCGTCCCCGACACACCAGGGCATATATTCATTCAAGGTGATCTAAAGCAAGCAGAGACAATGGTAGTCGCTTGGGATGCAGAGGATGAGTTACGAATAAACGCCTTTCTCTCTAACATCGACATCCACCGTGTGAATGCCTGCATCCTATTTAGAGATTGGCTCTCCTCCGATCTTCCACCGGAGGATATGCTGGATTCTATCTCAGTAGTCTGTAATCAGTGTGCTGGAGTGTTAGATCTAGAATCCTGCAGACACTCTGAACGCTACGCGGCTAAGCAATCCGGCCACGCCTTTGCCTACTTAATGGGAGAGGAGAAATTCGTCCGACTTCAAGCTATGAATGGTATATTCATTCCGATTACCGAAGCTAAACGAATGCGTTCTCTTCTAGTTTCCCCCTCGATTAGACGTTGGCAGCAATCTCTATTAAGAGAGCTAAGAGAGACATCCCGCTTAACGAACCCGCTAGGCCGCCGTCGGGAATTCTACGGAATACTCGACGGGAAAATGCACGGAGCTGCACTTAGTTGGAAAGCCCAGTCTACCGTATCCAGCGTGATAGATATAGCAATTGCGCGGCTATGGAAAACACTCGGCGGCATCGCGGCTAGGCTAGTTACACAAACCCATGACTCTGTTCTAATAAACACACCTGATGACAAGATCAATGAAACTATTCCACTAATGGAGGAAGCATTCAATGTAGAAATGACAATCAAAGGTAGAAAATTAAAGATTCCGTTAGAAATCTCAGTTGGACAATCCTGGGGAGAATTAGAGAAATGGCAGATAAGATGACGAAAAGGAGAATCCTCTTCTCTTTTAATGTAAAACAACAAAAAGAACAAATAGCTATTATGCCCTGTCCAGTCTGCGAATCGCCAGAGGAGGCTTGGTGGAATGAAGTAACGGGAGAGTGGGAATGCAGCGATTGCTGGTTAAAGTAAACGGGAAAGAATTTCAATTAATCAGGTCTGCCTGCATAACGTACTTACAGATTAGTAGACGGCGGAGTAGAATGTACCCCGCAGCCGATTACTCGATAATAATCAAACAACTAGAACAGTTAATTAGGAAATTAGACAAATGTCCTGGCTACAAGACTACTTAGAGTACAGTCAACATCAAGAAAGTCCTGAGATATTCCATTTTTGGGTCGGCCTTACAACTATGGCCGCCATCCTAAATCGCCGTGTCTGGACACCCCGGCGTTCTCACGGAGTTACTTGGTACGAGGTCTACCCCGGTGCTCTTATGGTAACACTAGTATCCCCAGCCGGGAAAGGGCATAAGAATACAGCTATCCGATTAGGCCGCTCGTTAATGACACAAGCCGGCGTCCGTGTCTTTAAAGGGAAGGGATCTACAGAAAAACTTATATTAAATATAGCAAATGCCAGCGGTACTACAGTTCACGGCACGCACGTTACTACAACAACGGGAGCCGCCGCCGTAGCAACAATCGTAGCACCCGAATTATCCGTCTTCCTCTCAAAAACTAACTACGCTGATACACTAGTAGATTTTATAATGGATATATACGATTGTGAAGATCCCTTTGAATTTTCGACGCAGAAGCATGGAAATATTATTCTCCGCCATCCCTGCTTAACGGCGCTATTTGGCGCAACCCCAATATCAATTGCCAAGTCAATACCAGAGAAAGCCCATGAAGCTGGCTATACAAGCCGCATCCTTCATGTATTTAATGAAGGGGACGAGAAGGCCGCTAATCCGTTAACGGATTTGGAGGATCAGGATGTTACGGTATTAGAGATGACGCAGATTAAAAGAATTGAGGCTTCCCTAGTGCAAGGCTTAATCCAAATGAAGCAATTAGCTGGCCCATTTACATATACGAAAGAGGGGAAGCAATGGATGGACAACTGGAATCGTGACTGGCACCAGTCAGCTACTAGTCAGATAGAAGGCTACGGCTCGCGGCGGCCAGATCATCTACTCCGAGTAGCTATGCTCCTGCGAATTGCCGGCTTTATGGACTTAACATTGGATGATAAGTCACTAATGTCCGCAGATACCGCCCTCAAACTAATTGAACAGGACTTCCATAAAGCGTTCATCCACGTAGGGGAAAGCGAATTATCAAAAGCGAAGGATCGGGTAGTGGATATTATCCGTCAATCCAATGGACGTATCTCCACAGCCCTTCTTATCCGCCGATCTTATCGCTACTTTAGAGATTATGAAGACTTAAAGAGAACGCTTCAGACACTTATAGAAGCGGGTGTAATTGAAGATGATGGTGGTCAAGGGCAGTATTGGAAGATAACAATTTAGCCAGAAACAAATTTCTCGATTTCTCCACAGATATGCTTTGGATTCTCTAAATCCGTCTTTACAAACGAGACGCTACATTCTTGACAAAAGCTAATTAATATCCTCCCTTCACGTCTTAGGATTTCGCTCAGATCTCCACTCGAATTCTCCATTAGCTTTCCTCCGTAGTTGATAGGTTTCCCACATTAGATCTACCTTAAGTTCAATTTCAGCCAAACGGCGTAGTATCTTATACCCTAAGATCCCCATACTGGATAGGTATACTATTATGCTAATAATAGTCCCTATAGTGATAGTTGGCTCAATTATCATTTGCCAATCCTAGAATATAGATTCCCGATCAATCCAGCCAGAGTCGATTAGCCGCCTATAGTCTTCAATTGCCTTTATTCCTATATCTGTCCTATAACCTAAATCAGGAACTCGGATACGATCAAACTTTGCGTAGCAATTGGAACGGGCAGCTTCAATGGAAGTGCCGCGGCCCACTACATCAAACAACATGCCAAAGGGTCCAGATGTTTCTACACCATCCTGCGTGATCATCAGTTCTGATGGATATACTCCATCTATAAATGATTCCGGATTGAAACCAAATACTGGTGTTCCAACTGCCAACTTAGGATCTTCTTTAATGAATTCCGGATAAGGAGGAATCCATGCCCGAACTCCACAGGAGAAATTATCTGCCTTCACTGAATGATAATCGCGTCCATTTGCAATCTCATATAGCAATCGACCTAAATCAGAAACTAGCTCAGCCAAACCGAAAATGGCCGCGTATCCAAATCGTGGGGAAAATTCGAGGAATACTGGCTCATTTAGTTCTTTATCTATAATACAATTCACGTCCAAGGGTCCAACATACTTCCCCTTTAGAAGGGCTGTCATAGGCTTGAGTAGACGATCAAAGAGAGAACTATCATTGCGGTAAATCCATACAACATTACCAGAACAGCCACAAATTTCTCCAAGGTCATCGTTTAATATCCTCTTCCGTTCAAGAGTACCATTAGGTGCAGACCAACTTTCCCCATTAAACCAGGCTTCTGTTGAAACTTCAATTCCTTCATGCTTCGCCTCTATAACAAAGACTGCCCTCTCTGGCGTATTCTCTTTCTTAAAGCGGTCTTCTATATAGGCAAGCATCCTAATCATTTCCTCGAAATCGTCCGCTATCGTAGTATCTACGCCCTTCAAGTGTACATTGTCTGGTTTAAATACCCATCCATTCTCTCTATCTTGATGTTTCTCAAGGAAACTGCGCGCTTTTTCAAATGCTCCCAAGCCTTTAAAGCTTTCATATAATGGAACCCGGATGCCAAGCCGCTTTGCGATTTCTAAGGAAAAAGGACGGTCTGCTTCCAGTCGGGCGGCGTACTCCGACGTTCCAATTATCTTCACCCCCTTACCGCGTAGGAATTCCGCTTCTTTTGGAAGTGTTCCTGAACTAGTATCAAACACGATTACATCTGCCCATTGTATACTTCCATTGAAATCCTTCGTCTTTGGAATTAAACCATCTCCAGCCATTTGCGCCCGTGGCTCTTGAATGGAAAACCGTACATCATTCCCCTCATGCATTACTCGAAAAGCGACTCCAATAGAATCACCAGAGGCTGATCGGAATAAGAACTTCATAAATTATCGAAAGATTGGTTCTTCCGCCCGCTTCTTATCCCGTTTAACCTGCCCACGTATCTGTGAAATATCCTTGTAAGTTATAAAAACTCCCTTCTTTCTAGCTTCCCCTACGATATGCGAAATAAGATCTGGATGCCCATATCGAATAGCATCTGAGATCATTTCCTTTGATCTATAGTACTCGTCACGGAACGTAGGACGAAGGCCGGCGGCCCTAGCAACTATTTCCCCTGATGATGGCTTTGCCCTTAATGTACCATCCCTGTCGAACACGCCGCCTTTGGATATAGCAGAAATTGCCTCCCCACCAGATAAGATGAATGGCGAGAATCCCCGAAGGGCCGTTCGAACGGTCTGCGACGAAAGCGGCCCCTCTTTCCATGCAGATTCAAATGTATTATAGGTAGGACCAAAAGTAGGACCGAGTACATAGCTAGGAATCTGCGAAGCAGACATCGGAAGATCAATCGGCTTAATGGCTTCCGTCATGTCGATGTCGAAGTTCAAGCCGCCGGGGTAAATTTGATTCCCCACAAACGTGAATCCATTATTATCCGGTAGAACAACCCCGGCTCGCATCATTTGACTTCTAAGTGTCCGATAAAATGGAACCGCGGCGGGACCACCAAGCATAAGCAAGCCGCCTAAATTCTTCATAAATCCTACTTTATCGTGAGTCCAGAGATTCTTCATCATTGATGTATATGCAATCGAATATGTACGAAATTGTCCAAGCAACCGGCGGCCTTGTCCGCCTATAAAAGCTGTAGGGCGGCCCTCTTTCGATAGAATAAACTGCGTAGCTCGAACACCCTCTTGCCCATACTCCACAGCGTCCTTAGCGGACATCTTCTCACCTGGCTTTAATGTTTTTAAATATGTTAGAATCGCCTTATGTGGCTTGAACCCTGGTTCAAGGGCGCTCATCCGAAACGCTTCAAATGCGACCGTTCTATTAAATTGTTCAGATACTTTAGCAGTGTAAGCGAATGGATAGTATTTTGATATTGTATTCAGTATGGAATCTCCGAAGGATTCCGATTCTGTGATAAAACGATCAGCGGCTTCTTCAAGGACGCCAGCCCGCTTAGCGCGCATCCAGGAATTATTAAAAATGTCTTTCTTCCCAACCCCCATGACTGAAACTGAGTCTTTCAAGACACGAGCTAAAGCGCGAGCATACGTATTGAACCCAACAAAGCCAGGTACCGTAACCATAGTCTGCGTGGAATTCAAGATTGAGAACCGCGGCGAGATCGTGAGCTTTATGAATCCGTTTAGCTTAAGTATATTTGAAAAAACCTCCCTAATTTCCTCCTCATCTAATCCGTGCTTCTGAAACAACTTGGTAAACTGTCGAAGATTCGCATCCTCATTAAAGCCCTTTGCGCCGCGCACCCCATTTATCCAATTAATCAAATACGCCTTTGCATCTCTATCCACCAAGGAATCGTGCGCCATCTTCCCCCGATGGAGAATAGAGTCATAATAGCGTTTATTCAAGAAGCCAACAATAAGCCGCTCACCTACCCGTTTAGGATCAGTGTCAAAATTAAATGGAATAGCATCAGGATCTTCGGCTAATTCGTAAGGGCCATAACGATGTTTAGATGGTAGAACGGAACCCATCATAGTCCCGCCAGCTTCCCGCTCAGCTATCTTCTTCTCAAGCTGTTCAAGACGTGCTTTCTTAAACGCGAGTGCGATCATATCCCAATGATTCTCAGCATTCGCTATCGGACTACTCCCCTTATCATCCAATTGAAGTCGTTTAATAAGCTGCCCAATCTCCCCTTGAAGGGCGACCCGCTCCCTATGTACTGGAAATAGGGAGAATAGATTCCCTTCAAATGGATTCAATGAGAGATCGTAAGATGAATCAAATGCTAACATCCCCCGTGCATCGTGCGCCGCGGCTATTTCCGCTACACTATATGGATGCGCAATCGGCTGCACATTCACCCCCGAAGCCGTCAAGTCCTGAATTCCCTTAAGGTCTCGTAGCAACTGCTCACTATACGGCAATTGATGCTTAGCTAATACGTCCTTCAACTCAAGCCGAAGTCCATGTGTTTGCCATAGAAGTGGACGTAGGACGGACCTCCAATAAGCTTCTGCCCCCTGCGCAGCGTTCCCGCTTATATCAGCGGCCCTCTGAGTGAATTTTCCATCTAGGAAATCCAATCCATTAAGCGCACGAGACCATTCATCAAATGTAACTTCCGTTCCTATCTTATAGCGTTCGAGAATTTTCTGCTGCCGTTTAATTAATTGAGGGAGAATTTGCTCAAGCAGCCGCGTCATGTCCTTTAAAGTACCCGACATGAATTCCGCTGTCTCTGGGAAGCGTGCCATGACATTTGTAGGAATACGAAGACTTGTCCAGAGACCTAATCGCTGCATCGCTTTTGCAAATACACGAGTGGGCTCCGAGTCGAATGCCACTTCTGCATTCACAATATGTCCGTTGAAGATCGTGCGACTAGGATCGAACGTACTGTAAGTGAATCCCTTAAGGGGTCGCCTTCTCTTAAATGCCACCTTAGCTTTCCCAGTAGCAAGCAAGAATGCTTCCTCTTCTGGAAGATAGTTAGGAAAATGTACGCGAGCTTTCTCCCTTACTTTTAATAGCTCATCAGTAGCAGTTGCCCATCGTTTCTGTTGCGAGTCATAAGCCGCTCGGAGTTCCGGTTCCACATTACGTCGTTTCGTGGGTGTCCATATACCAGTCTCCGCATCCTGCTTTAAGAAACCAGGAAACTCAGCTTTCTCTGTCTTCCCAAGATCTTTAAGTGCTTTCGCCCCCTCCGTGGGAGTGCCGAATATCTCCTCAGCTTCCCCATGGGCGACCTTCTTATCTACTTTTCTAAGAAAAGTATCTTCATCTAGTATAGCCTTCCCAACGAACGGTGGCCCCTCTGGTAATTTTGGTGCTCTCTTAGGAAATACTTCTCCTAATTCTTCCTCTGTAAGACTCGTACCACTAAGAGCTTCAAACATGCTCTTATGTTCTTGAACCGACTTCTGACGAAGCGTCTTCGGCTTTTGAATACCTTCGAGAGGGAATATCTCTGCGCTCGGGACTGGCTCCTTGGGAAATGGCACGTCACCAAAGCCTATCTCAGGCCGCGCATATTGCCCACCGTACATAATACCCTGTGCCTGTTTAATCTCCTCTTCAAAGCCGGCAACCTCATCTGGCTTTAATAAACTGAGAGTATCAAGTGGTGGCCCTTGCGCCTTTGCTAGTGCGGCTTGAAGTTCCCCAGCCGTCTTAAATCTAGTTTGTGTTATCTTAACATCTTCATGAAACACTTTCTTAGCCAAGAAATCAATTCCCCTCATTACGTCCTGATTTCCTAAACTATCAGCTATTCGCTTTGAGAAGGCACTTCTTATTAAACCGATCGCACCACCCGATAGAGCGCCGATTCCGCCACCTAGAATAGCGCCGGAGATACCTTGCGTATATAAAGCACCCTCGGCGGCTACTACGCCCGTTCGCGCCCCGAGGCGAGCAAGGCGCTCCGCGCGTCCGAGGTCCGGGAGCAGGCCGCGTACTTGATCCGACGCCAGCGCACGTGAGGGCGAGCGCGCTGCGCCGGCGAGCGCAGCTTCTTGCGCACTCGGACCTGGAGCAGGCTGCCTAATGCCGCGCGCCCCTGCGCTCGCTGCTCCGGAGGATTCCTCCAAAGCAAACTCAGAACCAGCTTCAATCCCCGATAAAGCACGACCCAATCCCGGTATCTCTTCCGGAGACTTAATAGCTGCCGATAGACGTTCTGCTGTCTTTCCCGCACGTCTAGCGCGCTCAAGTCCTTTAAGAGCAGGAGCAACAATTCCACGAGTAGCGAGTGCTGCCGCTCCGCTTTCTGCGAGGCTGGAAATTGGGCCGGTAGCTAACGGGAAGCCAATAGCGCCACCAATTGCCTCCGTAATGGGAAGTCCCAAAAGTGGAATCCGCGGCCCCGGCGGGAGATATCCAGATACCTCCTCTACTTTTGATCTTAACTCTGTCCCTAGAAGCAAGTCCGCCGCGCTTGCAAGCACCTTCCCCGGTTCCGTGAATACAGAAAGCGCAGTCTTCGCTCCTAGTGGAACGAGCCCAGTTTCTTCTGATAATCTAGAATCTATATTACTAATATACTCAGTTTCTGGATCTTTTTCCTTTCGTAGTTGACCGATGAATTCAATAGCTTCACCACGGCTTCCGCCGTAGCGACCACGAACCCTATCAATCGCTTCATCGAAGCTAATCATTTTCTTAATAATTAAATGAAGGATACGGAGATGGTACAGTAAGCTGCATTGATCGTGGTGGCGTCCTAATTGCCCGCTGTCTACTTGGTAGAACCAATCCGCCACTTGAATAACCTTCTAAAGGAATCTCTGTAGTAGGTTCAGTTAAGGATCTCTCGGTTTCCTCAGTAAAACGTTTCATTGGCTGACGACCGGAGAATAGTCCAGCCGCGCGGCTCTTCTTACCTTCCTTCCCAGTGAGGCCTAATCCCAAAGCTTCTGCTAATTCTGGGTCAGTAACTTCCAATCCTGCGTGACTAGCAGCTAATCTAGCTAATCCTTCCCTTCTTGCTTCTAACGCTTCTATTCTATCATCAATCTTCGTAGCTTCCTCTGGGTGAACATCGACAACCTTCTCCCGTAATGACCGAAGTGAACCTATTTCTTCCACTACAGCCTTTCCCTGCGCTTCCAGGAACATCTGCGCTGGTGATCGCTTACCGCTGCCCTTTGGATTTAATATGGCATCAGACATAAAGTAATTATACTTAGCAATAGAAAGTTGCTTGCTAAGTATACTAGATTCCTGAGTCGCCGAAGCAGCTCTTTCCGCCGCGGCTGTCCTTCTCTCAGATAAACCTAGTTCTCTCTCTTGATATGGAGTGATAGGAGAAACTCTAGGAGTAACGGCCCCCATTTCTTCAAGACCGAAGCCAGATAATATCTTCTTCTGCGTACCCTCATCATATTGTGAGAGAGAATGAAGAAAGCCAAGATAATTCTGTAGGGCGGTCATAGAGCGCACTCGCTGGAGTGTAGCTCCGCCCTCGGCGGCTTGTATCTCATCCTGCGAGAGCGCCCGCGGCTTTGGTTCTCCTATCATACCAATATTTTGAAAGAATGCTCCAATAGGGCCGCGCTCCTCAGTCACCTGCGACGGCACTCCTCTTTGTTCATATCCCAGAGTAGAAGCCCCTTGAAGCCGCCGAAGATTCTGCGCTTCTAATCCTTGACCTATATACGCTAAAGGCACTTGAATATCCCCTCTTTGCGCTCTATCAAGCACCGAGAGAAACTGTAGAAGCCCGGTTCCAATAGCTGGCGCAGACAGCGGATTCGCTGCACTAAACGCCCCCGTTGGATCAAGCCGTGGATCAATGTATGCTCCATCATAAGTAGGCATTTACTTACCTCAAAAAGTTGCTACTTAATTCACTTAGAAAGGTTAGTAGCCCCCAAAATTCCACCAAGGAATGGAATTTGAGAGAGGGCGGCGGCTCTTCCTCTTTGTCTCGCTGTCTTAAGCCTAGTCAATCCAGCTTCCTGTCTGGCTAATGTAGCCTGGATAGTTGGTCCCAATCCTGCTCCTCTTACTAATAGATCCAGTAGACCCATTAATCTATCCGGCTCTGCTAGCATTAATTCCCTAGACCCTTTAAGTGAGGGATCATATTGATTCAATGTACTCAGGGCTCTTTCCCCACCGAAAGTGGGAAGAAGAGATCTAGTCGGACTAAAACCGGATAAATCTCCAAGTCCCTGTAGTCGATCCATTGCCGGCGGCGCACCATACGGAGCTACGCTAGCCGGATTAAATAAGCCCATTAGATGGCTTATAAGTTCGTTAGAAACACCCACAGTAGGGTAGAAAGTCCTAGGACTAATCCCAAAGCCAGCATTTGGTTGCAACTCTGAAGGTGTTCCGGAGATAAATGGCGAAAGCTCTGGTCCTGTCTCCTGAACCGGAGAAGAAAACATCCTAGTAGGCATCAGAAGCCTCCTCTATATAGATTATAAACAGAAGGATCATAATTCAAGCGATAACCACCTGATGGACCTAAACCAGTCTGCTGTGATGGGCCAAGATCCATCGAAAGTGGCTGCTGTTGTCTATTTTGTCCTAAGTTATATTGAAATTGACTGGGTATTTGCCCCTGTCCTAGAGATTGTCCGGCTGCTGCTCCAGAGAGCGCTCCAGTCAAGCTACCACCTCCAGAAGCGCCTAAATATCCTCCTAAAGCCGTAAGTCCTAATCCAACGCCGCTACGAACCCCTCCAAGTATTCTATTAAATTCTTCAATATCAGCTTCCTGTGAAGCTCCTTGTTCTTCTAGTATAGCCTGAAAGCGTTGATCTTCTGTAGCTATATCTGTTTGCCCTATCCCTAAAAGAGCAGCTAATAAGCTTTGCTTTCTTCTAGATTCCGCTTGGGATGTTTGCGAAACGGCTGTTCCTATATCAGAGGCATACTCTCTAGCTAGATTCCGTCCTGTGAGAGTAGCTGCACCACTCTGTGAAAGTCCCCGCTTAACAAGAGATGCTCTCCTTCCTTGCTCTGTCTCTCTCAGAGAGCTAGCTAGAGTGTCGAGAAGCCCGGCTTCTCGTACATTCGTAAGATCCCCCTTCCCAGATAATTGGGTTAATATAGAGAGAAGAGCCCTATCCCGCAATGGGCCGTATTGAAGTCTCTCAACAGGCCCGGTATCTTCCCCGCTAAATGTAAAGAACTTAGGACCATGCTTTAAGAGGGTAGGTATCCGGAAAGGAGTAAATTCCCTAGTTGGATAATCAGGCTGACCAGACAATAATCTTCGTATTTCTTCTAGATTATCAGGCATCTCTAGTTTCTCCAATCTCCGCGTAGTCTATACGAAGATTTGACAGTATAGATGGATCAGCTAATAAATCAGTAGTCTCCGCAGAGAACCGAATCTTGATCCGGCGGCCTATCTTTCCAAGGAAGTTATCCATCCGTAACGGAAACGGCCCGAAGTGTCCATCTGCATCACTATCTACCCAATACTCATACACCAAATCCCTAGGAGGATTCTCCACTTTCAACTTTCTAAATACCTTCCGCATAGCATTCCCATTACTCTCGGAGGGAATGAACTGCGTCTCAGCTAACGCTTCACAGAATCGAGCGGAGAAGAACAATCGCCAGACGCGGGACATACTCGCAAGTACGATGAAACGTTCCCCACCGGGCAACTCTACTTCCTCCATAACATTCATTTCTTGAAAATCTTGAAGCTGCGCATCCTCCGTAGGAGGAATAAAAAACAATGAAAATGGCGATTCTTGAGATACATCCATCATCAAGAAGACGAAGGGTTTAAGAAATTCCTCTCTCGGATTCGGATATGCCATAACTACAAGTCCTCTTCTAGAGTCTGAAGACATTAGGCTCTTAGCAGAGAGACTAGGATTATTCACAAGCTCGTCAATGAATGGCTTAATTGTCTTCCCGTAGAAAGATGGATTATCCGCTGCCCATTGCATAATCCCTTGATGAGATAGAAATAACAGAATGCCTTGTATCTTAGCAATTCCCTTCCTGCTTAGAAAGCCCACCTGTGGATCAATAGGTGACATAACGAAGTCTGTAAAGTCCGTTCCTATGATCCTATGCGTACTGTACCGTTTTCCAATAATAAGTTGCTGAAATTGTCCTTCAAGAGTAATTATTTCATCATAATTATCAGCTGGAATATCGAAGAAGTTATCTACTGGATACTGTATAAAGTTTTCAATTTTTGAGAATATAAGCTTATAGGGATGCTGATTATCCACTAACCAGAGTCGATTCTGATAAACAGCTCCCCAATTGCCAATTGTAGGTGGATCATTCTCACCAGGCAATGGTGATGGATCTACTAAGAGAAAATCCTGCCTAGGGAATCTAGACCCAACCCCTAAACCGAACGGATTTGGATAGAAGAAAAATGGCCTAGTAGAACTAAGCACTAATCCAGGTAATGCGCCAGGAGCAGTCGGATCGCTTATACCATCCCATACTATAGTATCAAGTGGAAGTAATGGAAATGCTCCGTCATCATCTGCTTCAGTAAATGGCGGTCCTCCACCTGGACCTGCTCCTACAACTGTATTTTTTACTAGAAAGAATTCCTCAGACCCATCTCTAGTAACCCATAACCTTCCATGCGTATAACCTCCAACCGCGTCTGCAGAACGTTGTATGATCCAAAGTAGTACAGTCGTTATATAAGGAAAATCTGGCGGCGGCTGTAACGGACTTACATTAGGAGTAATCCCAGATGATAATTCTCCACTAAGACCTATTAAGGGCGCATCATCTGGACTTGGAGAGGAATCCGTTTTCGTGATGGGATTCCAGAAAGTTAATCTATACTTTCTGGCAATATTAACTATAATTCCTTTAGTTTCATCAGAACTACAGCCTAGAGCAGTAACTATCAACGATCTATTTGGGCCAGGAGTACCTACATTAGTAGGAGAATTTAAACCATCCCATTGGTACGGTCTATTGTTAGCCGCTGTGATAATAAGATAGTTAATCACGAGTGGAGTTCCACCTATTGGATTAGTATAAAATCCAGGCATGACTGCCATGAATGTAGCTCCAAAAGGATCTCCACCCGGCGATGGATTAAAAACCTCGTCTATTGGAAAAGAAGCTAAAGGTGGCCCACCATTTATAAGATCCCAAAGCTTCGGCGGCTCTGGCGGGAAGCGCCTTTCCAGACCGACGAGAATCGGCGGATCATCTGGCGTTCTTCTATATACCTTAACCGCTACTATTCCTCCTGGATACTCACGATCGGCAAGAAGCTCCGTTAAGCCACGCACGCGCCGGATAGAGCCAGATACGATCTGATCAAACCCCTCCAGACGAGACCAGGACTTCTCATCCCTGAATAATTCATTAACCTCTACTTCAAGTCCTCGGAAGTCTTTAACTTCTAGGGACTTCTGTTCCGATCTAATCATGTCATTTTCTTCTTCTGCCGTAGTTCGAGCATTCGTAGATTCAAATTACCATCCATCTTATGCACACTCTTATCAATAGCAGAAACCATATTGGAGGTCGGTTCAACTGCCTTTTGAATCTGTCCATACGCCGACTGTGCGAATTCCCTAATAAACTCCCGGATCTCTACTACTATTGTATCTCCTTGCTGAGCGCCGCCCGTCTTGAATCGAACCATTAGGGGACCATTCTGATTGGTATCAATAGAGGATAGATCAAGGCCATAGTACCCTTCTCCTACTTCAAAGGGAGTCTTGCTAGCGAGCATCCATCCAGTGGCATTCTTTGAAAGATCTGCACTCAGAGCGCCTAATCCAGGGCCACTCATTAGGCACACAACTCTAAAATGAGAACTTCTTTCCCATATACCCTGGAAGTTAAGGTTCGGCATCTACCGACCAACTGGTTCAAAGTAGTAAGGCATAGCTACACCCCTTTGAGTCGGCCGCGGCGTTGGTGTGAATGTTACACATCTAAGCGCAGTAGTAGCAGTTGGATTAGGCGTCCAAGTAAATGTCGGTCCAGCGGTCGGCGGAGTCTCCTGCGCGTGCAGGAATCCAAATAATGCGACCTCAACTCCTGCACCAAACACATTTGATGTAGGCATAGTAATCGACGTGTACTTCGGCTCGGTCGCCGGCTCGTCGTTCACTTTGAAAAACACCTGCCTGGCATCAACGGTTGTCGTCTGGACATCAGGCCATTGGTCCCCTGTGGCCCATTTCTCTGGCCCATTCCACGGATTGCGAGGAGCTGAAGCATCCTGCACTAAGCCAGAGCACTGATTTACAATAAACGGCGGTATCGGATGGAGGAAGCTAATTGTGTTTTCGTTATCCCAGCCAAAAATTCCAAGATGCAGGGGCGGTATTGCATTCGGGTTACAGTCCGGAAAGCAACCTGGTTGCATCTGGCTTGCTCCGCCACTTTCGCCCAGCTTACAACCGAACAACCCATCAGAGAACTTGCACGGCCACTCGCCTCCAGCAAAGTCATTGATGCAGCAATCGAATTCATCAATAGGCGTTGGAGGCGGTGGAGTCGGCGTTGCAGGCCCTGCCGTTGCTGTTGGTGTTCTTAGACCCTCACAACCGAGACATACGGGAGTCGGTGGGAATAAGAATCCGTTATCTGGAAACATGCCAGGTGTTGGCCACGGTCGCCAGAAGAAATCTCCGAAGTGACACTGATCTCCGTGAATGACACCAGGAAACGCAGCGCCGCATTGAAAGTCTGGCGGATCAATGGGAGCGCCCCAAAACAAGTGCTGAAATGTACAATCAGTAGGCAAACAATTCTCGCCATGGGTCACCATTCCATACACGACTGCGCCACCACTAGGATGCGTAATGGTAATCGTATCCGCTCCGGTTAGGGGCGTCATGGGATAATGGGTAGAGAAAAAAACACCATTCAAAACACAAATAGCGGCAATTGCAGGACCGCTTCTGGACTCCAAGCAGGTGTAGCTATTACCTTGCGTGTCACTCACACAGAGGACTGTCCCATTCGGATTAGCTTGCAGTGAACCATTGCCACAGTCAGTCAACCACGCATTCAAAGGACCATTGCGAGCATACACCCCGAGGACCAGGGCCTGTCCGTTATTGACCGCCTGCTGGAAGGCAGTTGTCGTGTCGGCGCCAGTGATAGGACCGAAGCGCGAGACTTCTGTGACTATCCCGCAGGTCGGAGTGTGCGTAACAGTCGGCGTGCGTGTCGGTGTACCAGTGATCGTCGGTGTACCCGTGACCGTCCCGGTATTAGTTGGTGTAAAAGTAGGTCCAATTGGAGTATTCGAAGGCGTTTCAGTTGGAGTTGGTGTAGCGGTTGGCGGTCCATCTTCAAACAGCCAATTCGTATTACCACCACTATCCGTTCCATTTGCACCAGCGAAGCAGGGATTTATGCCAGATCCGGAGCATATATTGTTCTTTACATTCAAGAAATCAGTTTGGAGCAGCGTACCCATTTTTACGAATGTCATGGTGTAACCGCCACCACCAAAGTCTCTTAATGTAACGACGTTCCCAAATTCGCCATGTCCTATGAAATTTGTAATAACGAACGTGGAACTTGGCACATATTCCAGAATCGAACCCTTGTTCAACTCCAATGTTCCAATTGTGGCAGAGCCAGCAAATGTTGAACTCACCTGTCTTTTTGCTCCATCCAACAAGTGAATAGTTCCATAGGTTCTATCTCTAAGCCCGAAACTCCCAGTCGTCCCAGAAAATGCCAACGTAGCTGTTGAGACGTTGGTTGTAGCACTCGAATTAAAGATCGACCAACTTCCAGCTAGTGTTACAATTGAGGTTATCGTGATAGTACCTGAATCTCCTACGGAAAGACTAAACCACGATCTATCAGCGTCAATCGTAAGAGAACCACCATTCAGGTCAACTGCCGCATTCATGTTCGGCGGCATAGGCCACGTCGCGGATGAGACTACTGGATTGTAATTTTCATCTAGCGCGAATTCGAGACTATCGAATACATGTCCTGCATAATCAAGACTAGGTGTCCCGCTCGCAGCGGCGAAGTTGGCGAAGAGGTTCGTCTGGTTCGTGATTGTCATTGAGGCAATAAAAGTAAGGTTTCTGTAAATGGTAAATGTGTTCTCAGCAGTTGCATCAAACTCTGGAGTGTTCGTCGCTCCTGTCCAATTCATGTCTCGGCACAGGGCCATACTAGAGCCAATCCCATCAGCTGTGACTATCTGACCAGCCCCGCTGAAACTGTTGGCGTCGAAGAAGCAATCATCTGATGATGTAGGTACTGATGCCCCGCCACCACCGCCGCTGGACGTAGACCAATGTGCAGTGTTCGTCCAATTTCCAGTGCCCCCAACCCAAAATCTACTCACAGCAAAAACTCTTGGAGCTAGTGTAAGAAATAGAATAATAGCTATTAGTATAAATTTCTTCATTATTCAACCGGAACGCACGCAGCATTCTCTACTCGAATGCATGGCGTTGGGCAAATACCAGCTAATGGAATCTGACAATTAGCTTGTGGACATTCACAACACATAGTTGCAAAGTTAGGTGTAGCTGTTCGAGTCCGCGTATTCGTCGGAGTCCGCGTAGGCGTAACCGTAGGTGTCTGCGTAGCTGTAGGCGTGAATGTCATTGTTCTAGTAGATGTCGGAGTTCGAATAGGCGTCTGCGTAGGAGAGGGTCGAGTACAGAATGGCGGCTCGCAGACAAAGCCGCCGGTGAATACCCAACCCTGCGGGCAGTGTCCCGTCTCATCTATATTCATACACTCCCCAGGCCCTTCGCAGCACCCTATCATTCCCGTGGGAGTAGGCGTCGGCGTATATGGAATACAAGATACTCCCTGACAAGTAGCACCCGGTACGAATGTACAGCCAGCTTCGCAGTTCTCGCCAATTACAATTGATATACAGCTAAGAAAGCAAGCGCAACAGCCATTTTGAAAGACTGGCGTAACCGTCGGAGTTCGCGTGGGCGTTCGCGTGGGCGTCCTCGTTGGTGTAATAGTAGGTGTAATAGTAGATGTATGCGTAATCGTAAATGTCGCAGTAGGAGCAGTCGGTGTCTCTGTAGGCGTTTCCGTCGGAGTAGGCGTCTCAACAACGGCCAACGCATCTTGTGTTACGCATACGGGATCTCCATCATTAAGCATACAGCCATCCGGGTTAACTGGAATTGCACAACCGGAGGCATCAAATTCAATATTACTAATCCCGTAATTTGCTGCTATGAAGTCAATCTTAGCTAACTGCGCGTCTGGAACGGAAAATGCTAAGCATGCTAAGGCGATACATATCTTCCCCGGTGTGGCAGTATTACAGAAGAATAGACAACCATTGGCAATTGCATCAGAGCCTTCAAAGCAATTATCCAATGTAAGCATTGAGTCATTATATAGAATTCCAAACGTGAAGGCTGTAATTCCAGCAGTATTACTAATTAAGAGCTGACCATCTTCCATAGCGCCTATACTCTCGAATATAAGCGTGCTAGAAAGAGTGCCGTCAACTATCCTAACCACGCGCGGCGTGGGCGTACTTGTAGGAGTCCCAGTAGGAATCTCAGTCGGGGTATCCGTAGGAGTTTCTGTAGGAGTCCCAGTTGGAGTCTCCGTAGGCGTCTCCGTAGGCGTCTCCGTCTGCGCTACAGTTGTAGTTGCTAGAAGTAGGCTTAGGAGGAAAATAGCTAATTTCTTCATTACTTCTTCTGTTCAGTAGGAGTAGGTGTAGGATCAGCTGTCTCTTTCAAGCCGCCATCAACGCCTTCTAATACCTTAACTCCCTTATGTACATTCTTCTTCAAACCGTCGAACCAATCCGACACTATCAGAAGAATAAGTGCGCCCAAAATGAACTTCTTCATCGTAACTTATACTCCAATCTCAAGTTTACAAACCCTGCGAATGAAGTGTATGTATCCACCGCCCTTCTTCCAATTAAGAATACAACATGATTAGAAGGATTCCACATTCCTAATCCAGGAAGGGTAGTTCCGGGAATAGATACTAATGTACGCGTATTCGAGGTAACTGTTACAGTAGTATTGAAATTAAAGTCGTTAACTGGTGTACAAAAGGCTTCCCCTGTATTATAAGTACACCAAGACATCTTCCATCCAACAAACAAAGTGCCATTACCAACAGAAGCGGAGTGCCACTCGAATAGAATATTATCTACATCAAGTCCATAGGATGGCATTGTCCAATCATAGTATATATCCCGTTCGTTTCTATCTGGATCTCCCCCAAATGATATAAGACATGGTGCCGGATCGCAGAATAATTGCGGCGGCACTGGATCACCTAAGGCGGCAGAGATAATTGCCATATCAGCCGTTCGATCAATAGAAATCGAAGCCGCGAGTGAACCCACACTTACCGTTACATAGAATAGCTTCGTTAATCCTTCCCCCGAGACATTCACCAGATATGTACCCGGATCAGAGAAGAACTGCAGAATCCCCGCAGCGGGTACTACATGAAGTATATTAATGGCAGACTTCTCTTGGTAAACGTCGGCGGCTGCTCCACTTGGGAATGTTACAGTTACTTGCGCGTTGGGGATTGGCCGCCCCTGAAGACCCACAATCGTAACTGGATCACTAGGGAAGCACATATGCGCCGCGGCGCACACAGCGGCTTCTACCGGACTAGCAAATAAAAGTAAAAGAAGAATTAACGAAACCATCTAGATCTCCTTCTCCTGAACGCAGAAAGCGGATGCCGAACAGTCATATACCGAAAAGGTGGAGAATCCGACTGCCTAGCCGCGATCACTAATCTATTCTCCCACGTTTGCAAATCCTGACGCATCTCTGTGGTATCTAAAAATGACTTCCGAGAGGCAAGCCACACGGCGGCCTCTAACGTTATAATCTCCTGAAGTATCCGAGCATATTCCGTCTCAAGTACTTGATCATCCCTCTGAAGATGATTAACCCACTTTATGTACCTAAATAAGATACCCCCTGGATTATCCTGCAGTGGTGCTTCATTTAAGAAGATCAAATCAAGCTGCCTTCGGTAAGTAGGCGCTCCATTGTATTCGACAATAGCATCAAGAGATCCCTCATCCACTTGATGCATAAATATCCGCTTAGAGAAAGGTACTTGCGACTTCGGAATTCCCGGATCTTTCCACCAGCAGCCGCGTAGAAACGCCATATCATCTGGCGTTGGATATTCCATAATATTCGCCACAACGTCCACAGTTTCCTCGTCGGCGAATGTATTCTCCGCATTAGCGATAAGATCCAGCGATCTAGCGGTAAGTGATTCATTTAGCTTCCTATCAATATCCTGTTTCGTAAACAATGGATCATGGGAAATTATCGAGTCCGTATCTGGATTCATTGGATCTACTAGAAGCTCGCTTCCCGTAGCTACATCTACACTAGAAGGATAAACCGCGGCGAGGTTCCGCCAAACAGCGAGCCGCATTTCCTTTAAATTTAATCGTCCTAAGATATCTGGCATTTTAATTAACCTATAAAGGGCCAGGCCCGGCATTGCTCCAATCCGTAATTATCAAATATATTTATCTTGCTACACTCTGCATAGGAGTACAATCCCACATTCCACATATCTGATGCGGAGCGTATGTTTGCTTCATTGAGCAACTTCCACCCTTCTCTATATTCGTACAAGTGTCCGGCGGCTCCGATTCGCAGCAACCATCGTACGGTACATATACGCCACTCTTAGCTCTAATTGATGCACATCCACTTATTGAAAGCGCCAACAATACGAGAACCAACTTCTTCATTTTCCCCTCCTATGGAATAGTCGTTATGTCCTTCACTGGGCCATTAAAGCATCTAAACGAGAGCGTATTTATATCATCTACCCGCTTTGTATAGATAATACAACGGCACTTGTTCTCATCGCGTAGACCGCCATCTATGCATTCCTTCGCATATTGCGGCTGGAGATCAGAATCATAGATGTCTAGCTCTAGCTTATCTACATGCGTCGCTTCTACATGAACAGGAGTCCTCGTCATAGTTCGTGTGGGCGTTATTGTAAGTGGCGGGAAGATAACTGGCGTCTTTGTTTGCGTTCTAGTCTTACTGGGTGTTACTGTTTGTGTACTAGTCGGTGATCTCGTAGATGTCTCAGTGGGCGTTGAACTTACTCCAGAGGTTGGCGTTTTAGTAGGTGTATCAGTGAGTGTACTCGTAGGCGTATTAGAAGACGTCTCTGTCCTGGTCTGGGTAGGCGTAGCTGTAGATGTTGGAGTTAAAGTCATAGTATGTGTAGGAGAATCGGTCGGCGTACTTGTAGATGTCTCGGTAGGTGTCTCTGTTGCTGTAGTAGTGGGCGTTTCCGTAGTTGTCTCAGTGGGCGTGCTACTAGCAGTTTCAGTTGGAGTTTCAGTAGGAGTCTCAGTAGGAGTCTCCGTTGGCGTACTGGTCGCCGTTTCAGTTGGCGTTTCAGTAAGTGTTTCAGTAGGCGTTTGAGTAGAGGTCCGTGTCGGGGTGCTGAATAAAATATCTATCTGAATCGGTCCTAATGTATTCGTAGGTGTTTCCGTCGGCGTCTGGGTCGGAGTCTCGGTCGGCGTCGGCGTACTGGTTGGCGTCTTGGTCGGCGTGCTGGTTGGCGTGCTGGTCGGCGTCTCCGTCGGCGTTTCAGTTGGCGTATTAGTGGCTGTTCTAGTAGACGTATTAGTAGGAGATAACGTAGGCGTTTGCGTAGGTGAGCTAGTGGGGGTACTAAAGAGAATATCTATCTGAACTGGTCCAAGTGTGTTAGTTGGTGTATTCGTGGGTGTATATGTCGGCGTAGGTGTACGAGTGGGCGTATCAGTAGGCGTTCTAGTAGGTGTATAAGTTGGCGTATTTGTTGCAGTCTCCGTGGGCGTATTCGTTGGCGTGCTGAGTAACACATCAATTTGAACTGGTCCACGGGTGTTGGTGGCAGTGTGCGTAGATGTTGAGGTTGGAGTCGACGTTCTCGTTGGTGTATCTGTAGGTGTCTGAGTCAGAGTTGGAGTCGACGTTGGCGTATCCGTGGGTATCAGTGTCGGCGTGTACGTTGAAAATAAGATATCCACTTGCACCGGACCTAACGTGTTGGTTGGTGTATTAGTAGGCGTTGGGGTTCTCGTTCTTGTCGGAGTAGGTGTTTCCGTTGGTGTAGCAGTACTAGTTGGCGTGTGCGTTATCGTTGGTGTTAATGTAGGCGTAGGCGTTAATGTAGACAAGAGTACATCTACTTGAACCGGGCCAAGCGCCCTCCAACATACCTGTAAATAGCTCGGATTGGCTTGCCCATAATGTTGGAAAGTTAGTAGATTAGATGCGGATGGAGCGCCTCCACTAATATGACTACGAAGTCGTGTATATCCAGTAGTACTAAGCTTGTTGAGATTTCGAAGAGGAAACACATTATAAGCATTGAGTGTAGTAGCGCTCAACAATGTTCCTATATGAGCATCCGTTCCAGCCGTTGCTGTATAATCTGCACTGTCGCAGCTACCATCCCAATCAAACCAATCTTCCGTGAAACTCCGACCATCATTGTCTGTCTTAGAAGCTACATAGAGATTATGTGTAGCGCTAATAATATCCTTTCCAGCTAAATCAGCTGTATAGTATTGTGTTAGTCCATTCCAAACTGAGTACAATAAAGCTACGTCTTTAGTTTTCTGCGCTCCAAGGACAAAATCACAACCATCAAATGCTGGTGGATAACTAATGTCAATGTTTGCTTCAGTAGAGACTTCATCATTGCTACTAAGAGGAAAGTAATTCTGGCATCGAACACTCGATATGTTGAAGTTAGGTGTAGGAGTAGTCGTCGGTGTCAATGTTGGTGTTTGTGTACGAGTGGGCGTCTGCGTGATAGTCGGAGTGGCTGTTGGCGCCATAGCATATGCGGGTTTAGTCAACATTTCTTCAAGCCCGCTCTTCTTCCCTCGCTGCCATAAATATATTTCCACAGAGAGCACTATTAGAGATAAGATAATAAGTGCTGCCTGTCTCATTTGTAGTCATTTAGTTCCAAAGACCAATTTTACATTTCCGCCTTCGAGCAGCACGGTTCGCGTAGAGGCAAAGACCTTGCTCAAGGCCCGTTCCATCTTTGCCCCTTCTTCATTATTCCCAAGATCGAGGACTACAGTAGAAGCAACCACTTTATTAAGATCAACAAAGAATTTACCAGTCAGGAATTCTTCTGGAATAGAGTCTTCAGCGTTATAAGCATCTACGATTACAAGATCGTAGACCTTAGTTGTATGCGCAATATAATGCGCTCCGTCATCAATAATTACATGAAGACGATCATCATTGGGAAGAGCGAACCATCGTTGCGCTGCCTTTACGACTACTGGATTTATCTCTATTGCATCAAATGTCTTAAGCTTTGGCGCATGTTTAAGCCAATCCTTCGGGATCATTCCAGAACCGAGCCCGAGCATTAAGACAGATTCGACATTCCCCCATTGTTTCTGTAGCTCATAAACGTAAGGATGAAATCCCGCATTGGGATTCTGTGCAGACATTCGTCCTGCCCATTGCGTTCCAATCCAGAGACTTCTAATACCATCATCTTCAGTGACCTTTACTATGCCATAGGATGATGATTCCTCAAAGAGGGTAGTAGCATATGTAGACGAACTAAGGAGTAGTCCAAAAGACAGCCACACCCTCGATTTCCATAGCTGCCGCGTCATCATTGCTAACATCAGCTTGATTTCCCCTCTCTACGAGAAGAATCCCGTGTCGATTTACACAAGCAGCTACAGAGGCGCAGTTTGCCGCCGCCCCCTGATCGTAAGCTACAAATGTCCCCGGTTCGATAGTAATATCCCTATTTGCGGTAGAGAGAACGGCGGCTGTCCCCACAGAGCCCGCCGTTGCATCTTCGCCATGATTTGCGTCCCAATTATCTGCATCCGTCGTAACTTCAAACCTACATCTGGCACCTACATTATTAGTAGTCGTAGTTGAATTGATTCGTACCGTAACGGAACAATCAAACGTTGTCGTAGACGCTGAATTAGGGAACCAGAACTCCGCGATTATCCCATTTCGGTTAGTCGCGTGCGTCGCGCAGCTCCAGAGAACCTTCGTTGGAGCAGTAGCGGTAGCAGCAATTGTGCAGGCAGTTGTCTTTGCGCCTATAAAGTAGGACGCTGGCATATACTGATAACCAGTTCCAGCGAATGCAGGCGCGGCAATCAGCGAAAGCAACAAAAATAATTTTTTCATCTCTCTCCCTATGGTGTTGGCGTCACAGTAGGTGTAAGTGTTGGCGTTGGAATTGGCCAATGCCCTCCACAACTACTTTCACAACTACCACCTTCAACGTACCATTTCCACGCGGCTGCGGTGCAAGCAAAGCACTCCGATAGTTGATTATTTAAACAACGATCAGGAATTACTTGAGGCCGGGCAGCCTCAGGAAGCCCAAAATTATCGCACACACAGCAACCATTGCCTATTACCTCCACTGGCGAAACAAGAAAGCTAAGGAATAACAGTAATCTGCTTAATCGCTCCATCCGGACACCGTATATCTAGTGAATTAACTGTACTCTCACGCTTCATGAACAGTACGCATCTACACTCATCTATCTCTTTTGTAGCATAATTCTCATGCATACAAAGATCAGCATTCTGTGGTACTTCCGCAACTCCGTCGTAGAGAGAAAGCTCCAGCGAATGAATATGCGAATGCTTTCCGCGCTTTCTAGCCGTTGGAGTCCTTGTAGCTGTTGCGGTTGGGGTTGAGGTTGGTACTACAAGTTCAAAGGCTCCAATATCACAAGCGATAGACTTCGGCCGGCTAATGTCGCGTTGATCTATAGTCTCACAGGCCGGTGGAGTCCCGCTCGGCGTGGCAGGATTGCCTGAATTGTACGCCGGGCTCATAGAATTGATAGCCATCGTCTGTGTGAAACCACCATTGTCGGCTAATGCTAAAAGAAGTGGATCAATATTCTGCTGATCGCCAGTTGAGGTAAAAGTACACGAAGTGCCAGTTTCTATATTATAGCCTGCGCTTACTAGTGTACCTTGATTGTTGCATGGACCAGACAAGATTGTATTACTAATCGTTGTAGTTCTGCCGCCACCAACTCTAAGTACGATTGGATTTCCAGCAAAGGGGCCAACTGTTACGTTATTCAAGATTGCCGCGCTACCGACGTCAGAGCCTAAATTTATTACTTCAACAACTACATTATTGCCAGAAAAAGTGCAATTCTTAAGAGTAATAGATGCACTCCCAAATCCAACAGCAACATTACCTATATTAGATGCAAACGTACTATTGGTAATTACCTCAGAATCGTAGGCACTACTATCAATAGCCTCTTTATTATTTGTAAAAGTTGAATCGGTTACAGTCAGATTTACACCATTATTGATCCCAAGGCCCGCACTCCCTTTATTATTATCAAACAAGGTCCGATTAACAACTGTATCACCGCTGAAAGTACTTGAGTCAATAAGAATACCAGAAGCATTCAACGCTGCCGATCCGTGGACAATAGCCAAATCTTGTATGATAAAAGTACCAGATGGAATGTTTACCTTCAAGATACGTGTTATGTCATTGCCACTAACTACTGTATTAGAGCTACCAGCTCCGGTGATCGTGCAACTACTCAAGAGAAGCATTTCACCAAGACTCAATGTATATGTCCCAGCAGGTATATTAATTATACTTCCGTCACAACATTGCACAGCTTGCCGTAGCGAGCAGGTTCCAACTGAGCACGTCCCATCAAGATCACTCACGGTGTTGACTGTATAGGGGCCAGTGATACAAGTCGGCGTAGTAGTAGGGGTCGACGTTTCCGTAGGAGTTGTAGTTTGTGCTTTAGCTACAACTCCTACGATCAGGAAGCTAAGGGATAGTAGTGACTTCTTTAATAGTCCCATCAGGACACCGCACATTCAACGAGATTACACCACCTTGCCGCTTCACGTAAAGAACACACCGACAAGCATCCGGTCTGAATTCTTTAGGAACATACGCCGGACTAGCTAGACAGATATCCGAGAACTGTGGAAGATCCGTATCTCCATCGTAGATTGAAAGCTCAAGAGCATGAACATGGGAAGCTTGTCCCTTCGAGCCACGAGCTGGAGTGATCGTAACTGTCGGCGTAATCGAAGGAGTCTTTGTAATCGTTGGAGTCGGTGTATGCGTCCGCGTATTTGTCGCGGTAGCCGTAGCCGTCCTCGTCCTAGTAGCTGTTCGAGTAGGCGACTGGAAGACAGTAATCGTCGGTGTCTGAGTAGCTGTTGGGATAGTAGTAGGGGTATTTGTTAGTGTATGAGTTGGTGTACTAGTAGCCGGGACTGGTGTATCCGTAGGAGTCTCCGTCTGCGCCGCTGCCATTAAGGGAAAAAATAAGACAAGTACAGATATGAACTTCTTCATGTGATTGCTTTCCCACCTCCGCTTGTAATATTAAACTCTTCTCTTCTAGCTACGAAATAATCCTTAGTTACGAAGATCGCCAGAGCGACCAATTCCGGCGGCGCCCACTTATGCACTATATAGATAACAGTAAGCGAGAGTAGAATAATCAGTACCAAGCTAGCTCTAATACTCCCCGGAGGAAGCCAAAATGGCTGATCATTCCGAAACCATCTACTCAATTCTACGTTCCCGGAACTATCAGGCATTGAACATCTCCCGCAAAGTTCCCACTTGCTACGAATTGAACCCTCTCCGCTAAATGAGACAGTGCCTGAAAGCCCACATTATTAAATAGCAATGTAGGAAACCAGACATTCGTCTCTACATACGGAGAGATCTGCACTTCTACTGAACCACCAGTCATTACGCCATCTATATATATCTCCATAGGATAGAAGTTAGTCTTTGCTGGCCGCGTCGGAACGGGGCCGGCTATTTGCCCGGCCCCATTCAATCTACCTACTTGCGTCGCCATTTATCCCACTAAACCGGATTCGATCCAAGCGTACCGATCCAATGAGAGAAGCCAAATGAGAATGCCATTCGACTAATAACCCATTGGATGCTAGTCATCTCATCGAGCCAATCTCTATTTGAAAGTTGTTCTCGGTTAAATGACCGTAGCTTATGCTGCGCCTTGTCCGAAATTACAAACCAGTCATTCACATCGGGTAGATAATCCCAAGTGAACGGCATTAAAGCATTTCGGACCACGTTATCGGCGCGATTCGCCGTATCTGGCCGACCGGCACTCCTCAAGATTTCGAGGACATTATACTCTTCTTCCGGTGGATGAACAAGCCAGCGCGGCATTAACTTAACCCGACGGACTCCAGTAGCATCAAAGAACCGTCGGAATTGCGTCAATGCGAGACGTACTGAGAGGACACTTACTGTAGCTACTGGAGCTAGAATATTATTCTGCGTCCCTATACCTTTCTCGTTTGGATGAACAGCAGAGAATAAAGGCTCTCCATCAGAGCCGTTCGCTACTGTAAAACCCTGCGCAAAGACATCTGCGTGGAGTATCTCCTTCGTCTGCCGCGCTGAGATTCCCAAATCTCTAGCACGTTCTCGCCAAATGGCAGTCTTCGAATCCCGGCGCATTTGATGACTCGCCCCTACAGCAAGCGTATAATCATCATGCTGATATCGCTTTGCGAATCCAGGTGCGGGACCATCCTGGGCAACTTCTACATTCTCCGGCGTCTTCACGAAGAGACCAAGACCCGCAACCGTCAAATCTTCTTCAAATGCAGCATCAGAACCCTCAACAGAAAAAATCTGTGAGTACTCCTCCGGAAACTCATTGTACCCTAGATAGATAACCTTATTAATTCCCGGAAAGAGATGCCGCTGGAACTGCGCTCTTGTCATTACACTAGGCATGATACATCTCCTTCCTTATAGTGTCTGAACCAACCGAACGATCACGGTTGCTTCTAGCGTTGAGCCTGGACTAGCTACGATAGTCTGTTGCGGACTATCGAAAATGTCCATAAGTTTGAACTGCTCGCCGCCGCCCGCTCCATCAAGATACTGCCGACTCTGGCGAAGAATTACACTATCGCCATCAACATTCGTAAGATCATATAGATCCCCTATGTTGTCTGGCCATATAACCGTATCAACCAGGGTCTCGAAGAGAGCCTCCCCATCTTCTATACCAATGACATCACCTGCATCCGCCGCAGCGATATAATCCTGTGAAACAGGACCATTGGTAGATGCTGGAATCGGATTGAGCGTAATGCCTTCTATGATTCCATTAACTATACCTACCTGCGCATCGGTGCCAAGTGCTCTAGCAATCGTTCCATCGGCGAGAATTGTATACGCATCACCGATCATCAAATTACTTACCCGATCTGCTTTCGCATGCCTCTGCACTCTCTTCGGCTCTCTCTGCCCGGCATGCCGGAACAAATGAAAGCCACGTGGAGAATGCGTATTTGCTAAGGGCATTCTTCTACCTCCTTACTTAGTAAGATGAGCGCTTTTCCGCGTCTTACGCTCCACTCGCGCCACGAAGCCTTCTTTCTCTGCATCTTCTTCGAAACGCTTTGCTTGTACTTTAGAAGCCCCCGCTCGCCTTGCGCGAACTAGAACTTCCGGATCTGGCATTGTCGCATCAACTATCTGTTGCGCAACTTTCGCCTTCCTCGCTTGCATCCTATCAGCAATTACCTTTGGCATCTTCACAAGGATAGTATCAACATATTGTACATATGATGAAACACTTTTTCCCACATCGCGTAGGAGACCTTCATCTATACCGACTTCTGACTTCGTAACAGGCACAAAGCCTTCTGTTCTTTTGGACTCTAATTCATCCAGTCGGATTAATTGGTAGTACATAACGTCATCATACTTCAAATGAGCAAATGGACCTTTAAAATTAAGGTCTTCTAGTTCCTCCGTTGAATCTGCAGGAACGGCCCATACATTTCCCTGTTTATCACGAATGATTCCTGCTACTTCAACTTCCTCTACTTCTAAACTGGATATAGGACCATGTTCTACTTCTGGCACTTCTTCAACGGAAGTACCCAGTGGTATACTACCTAATTCAGTAAGAAGGTCATTAACCGCGCCCATATTCTGGATTCTCCTTCTTCATAGCTTCATAGCTTTCAAGCCATTCTTTCGGCGTTATCTTAAGCGATTTACACGCTCGCCGTATAGCTAACTTGTCTTTTTCTGTGTAACCTTCAAGTGCATCACCAGCGGGTGTTTCTCCGGATGGTTTATTACGATCACGTAGCATTGGATCGGATGTCTTCCTTACTACCGTCTCTCTAAGGCCATTCCTCTTCGGCTGGATATAGCCTTCTCTAACCATCTGGCCATACGCAATTGAAGCCGCGGCAGTTTGCAGCCCTGGTATCTTCCCCAATCGTTCCGTTAGGCCATTATAAATGAGTGATGCCCTTTCTCTAAACGACGCATCAGAATCAATTTCCGGATACTGCTTATACATTGTTCGAATATCAAGATCATGCTGCGTTCGCTCTTCATCTGATTTCTTCAAGCCACCTTGAAGTTCCTTCTTGATCTGCTCTCGCAGCCTCGCTTCTCGCTTCTTCAGAGTAGCTACTGGATTCTCTCTAAGCGCCTTATGAATTTCCTCATCCGACTCTTCTGCTTCTTCATCGTCAACCTGAGAAGTACGCTTCGGCGGCGCGGCCCCTTCTACATACGCCCTCAGCTGCCCTTTCAGGTAGATATTCTCTGCCTCTATCTGCCGTAGTCTATCATTCGCCTCTGAAGATTCAGACTTCTCTAATACTGTTTTCTCTTGGGATAATTTCTTGTCTAAAGCATCCTGCCCATCCTTATCTAATTCACCATCTAGTTCATCAGCTGAGCCCTCTTCTCCCTCATCATCTAGCTTCTCAAGTGGACTCTCTTCCTCTTTCGCAGGAAGAGCGCTCTGTTCCCCTTGCTTCTCTTCAAGTTCCGGTGGCATCTATTTACTCTTCTTTCTACGCTTTTGAGTAGATGGCTTCCATCCTGTCTTTCTCAGCGTACCGTATACATAAGCATTCGCCCGCTTACCCTTCAAACCGCGCTTCTTTGCCTGTTTCTTCAATTTCCGTTCAAGCGCTTTAGGCATTCTACGCCTCCTTCATCTGTTCATCCCGTGTAGCTTGCTGCTTTATGAATAATAAAGCTTCTCGAATACCTGTAATCTGCCCATGGATGAACTCTTTTCTTTCCATCGTATTAGCCAGCAAGGCATGTTCCTTTAAGTCTTCTACTACTTTTGTGAAGTAATCAAGCGTTTTCTCCCAAGCTGGGGAATTATATATATATTCCCACTCTGTCATCTATTCCTCTGTTTGAATTTCCGCGGGTTCCGCAGCGGCGGCTTGATCACCCGCTTGCTGTCCGCCTTCCAAGCCTGGGCGAATACCCATCGCATTCATACTCGATTGCATTTGCGCCCCTTGCGCTGCCATCTGCGTCCGCATAAATTGCACCGTCTGCTGCATCTTTATACTAGCTTGAAGATGTTGCGCAAGCGCCTGCCGAGCCGTCGGGTCCGGCATATACGCCGGTAGATTCGGGTCCATTAATATTCCCAAATGGGCCTGAATATGGACATTGAAATTCTCATTCATAGTCGGCCCTTTAACTTTCTCCCCGGAGATCATTTGCTTATGCTCTACTTCAGGTGGGTCACTTTCCTGTGGGACATCGGGCGTATGCAGCGGAACGCCAGTATAGCCACTCGCCTTTACGATTTTCTCAATCGCGGCGTATATCGTATCCGGCTTTACGATACCCATCTGGATTAGAATCTGATTTAGTAGGAGAGACATCATATTAATCGCCGTCTCCCGCTCTAATTGAGATGATATCTGATTAATATTTGCCGTTAAGCGAATGCGGAATGGTTTTAATATAACCTCCCTAGAAATTGAATTTACCAGAGTCTCCCCACTTAGGCCAGTTACCTGATAAACGCGGCCCCGCTTCATATTCCTCTTATAGAGGCCCAATATTCGGTAGAATAGCTTCTGAAGCGATCTCGCTAATTGCGTTACAATAAACTTAGTGCGAAGGTCCGCAGCTCCCGATGTCTCTAAGAATTCGCTTGCACTCGTCCTCTTAGAAATAAAAGAACCCACATCCGATGGACCGAGACCGGCTTGCGCTAGCGCATGCGAATATAGATTCTTCTCCTCAGCAAATGACCAGGTTCCCGTCCAATTAATCTTGGGAAACAACACACCAGCTACACTCTTACACGGATATCCTTTCCCCGGTTCCAATTGTAACGTTGTATGCGACATACCTGCCGTGGGCTCGTAAAAGAAGAACGGAACATTTGACATAAGCCCCGCGTCTAGTCGTTGATTAACTACCATATCCATACTTGTTTGAATGTGCCGAAGCCATCCCACAAGCGACCAGGAGAAGAAACGATCTGGCTGTACAATGAAGTCAAATTTAATCGGAGTACGCTCCGCACCGGGATTGATTTCATCAAGCCGCGCTACGCGGACCAGTTTCCGAGTGATCGGATTTACCCACGCAGCTATCTCAACGCCTTCCGAAGCGTTCCGCTTCTCCGTCGATGAATCGTTCACTGCTTCTAAATACCGCCGAGGAGCAAAGATACCCTCCCATCTATATAGCTCAATCCATCGCCGATCGAAGTCAACCCCAGATATGTCCTTTGACTGCGTTCCCTCTTCTACATCAGACGACTCCGTAGTCTTCTGGGAGATATAATCCCCCTGCTTCTCCCGCGAGGCGGACACAATTGACTCTACATCTTCCTTGGATAATTTCCGAAATAACCCGGATTTAACACCCTTCTCGAAGCTATTCACAGATACGAACATTCGACTCCCGAAGAAGGGAAGATCCTCTAGTTTCACGGCGCTATTTACAATTACTAAATCTTCAAGATCAACACTATCGAGTCGAACGCCATCGAAGATGACTTCTTGATCTTCGACCACTGCGATTAGTATATCTTCATCTAGGGAAAATTCAATGTGCGCTTCGAATTCATCCCCTGAGCGATCTCGGTGCGTTACATCGAAGATGCCAGGGCCTACGGCTTTGGGGCCAATTTCAATTGCTTCATTGAAGATCATCTGGATGGCATTCATCATCTGATCCATTAAGCTAATACCATCCTCAATGGGGAACTTCTGGTCTGTCTCTATCCGACGTTCCTCTATCGCATACCGCGGTACACATAGTGAGATGCCGGATACCGTGATATCATGCACCATCCTCTGTATGAACTCTTGTATATCTATCACTTCTTTCAGCTCATACTCAAACCAATCATTCGCCTGCTGAATATGCTCCCGCGTTACTGAAGGATCAAGAGAGGAGAAAACGCTTAGACGGTCGCCGCCGACGAGGGCCTGATATAGCCGCGCTTTCATCTGTTCGACAAATGATGATGTAGTAGGCACGCGGATATTCGCAGAGCCCTCAAACGGGAAATCTTTTTCTATTACGTCCCCGCGCCACGATTCCGTCCACTCCGTTCGGAGTGTCTTGAATTCAGACATTCCCGCTTCTGCATCTTCAAAGTCGCGGATTATTTTATTTACTAATGCTTCCTCATCATCTTTAGATATACGAAAGATCGAAGAGCGGCGGCCTCTCCGAACGAGCGCGTCTATAAGGGAATCCTCGGAGAATGCCTCCGAGGTGATCTCGCGTTCATCCGAAAAGGCGCCCTCTTCGGGTGGTGGTGCGGCAGGAGTCTCTAAGCCATTCGGCATACTTTACTCATTAGCTAGAAAGAGGGGAAAGAAGAACGCAGATCGTATAAAAACTTCTCCCCCCTCACCCACTTTGACGACCCGTTTACACAAGAAGGTGGATAGCTGGGCCTTATTTCAGATATCCTCCTAGACCTGCGTTTTTCAGACTTTCACGAACTCTGCTGATATCCGGGTAAGACCCGGAACGGGCTCTGAAACAACCAACGTAGCTGTACTCTCGTAGATCACTCCCTGCGGATCAACTACTTTGATATGAGCATCAGCAGATCCCTTTTCTAATACAACCACGGGAAGTTCAAAATGCTGCGCCCCTCCAGGAGGTACTTCTACGGAGTCTGGAATTGTGCAAACGTCGGGGCCATTATTAGCTACGCTAATAACACTCCCCTCCGGAATCGGCGCGCCGTTATTCGCGGAATGGCCATCAATCACGAGTATTACATGATCGCCTAACAAGATATCAGTTTCCATAACATTCCTCCCTCTTTTTAAACGCGCTTGTTATATATCGAAGATGTTTCTTCCGTCTATGCCTAAAGAGGCATTTGATGAACTCAACGATGCACCACCAAAAGCTATGAAAGTTAAATCTCATCTAGTTTTCTTCTTAATAACATTCACCTGAATTTGCTCGACGAGTAACTCTCCAACCGCGGCGTCTACCCGCCCATCGTCAAAACGAATTCTCCGCATCCCACGTAGTCGTGATAGGGCATGATGTGTCTCCACTTCAATGGACAGCATAACTCTTCTTTGTTTCATGCTAATTTACCATCCTTTGATTATATGCTTATCCCCACCCCACCCCCAGCACGTAGGCCATGGTGGCGTTTCCAATCATCTGGTCTGCGATCAATTATCTTCGGTCCATGCTTGAGATCTGAGAATGTTGGCTCGGCTACGCACGTATATCGTACAATATCTGGGAAGTCCTTATTACGATCCTTCGTCTTCTCTTTTAGATCACGATCCTTCCTATTATGGAAATCGTCCCACGAGTAGCGGAGCATTTGATGAATTGGGCCTCCTTTCCCTAGGCATGATCGAGAGAAGCGCATTCTCGGCTTCGACTCTGGATCAGTTGGATCATACTTAAGATACTCTCGAACGCATGAATGACCGAAGTGCACATCATCTACTCCTAGGTATACAGAGTACCCTTGCTCCTCGAACTCCATATCCCAAGATCGGCCATTTATTTGAATTGCGCGGCCCCGATTAGGGTCCATTAATGTCAAAACAGGCCGTCCCTGCGGGAACTCAGCTTCGTGTTTATCAAGCACTTTGAATATTTCCGAAGGAGCCCCCCTCACGGTTAGATAATGAAACCAGATTATCTCATCATCCGGCGTTACGATACCATACATAACATAAACCGGCTTACGTTCATGGGGATCGACACCCATTATGACGGGCCATTCCTCTGGAATTTCTAGTAGATCCTCTATAAAGGGCTTCTCCGCCTTGAACTCAGGGTAGACTAGGCCAACTAAGGAAGCTGGCTTCCCTTGCTCTCGGACGGCCCGCTCTTGTTCATCAAGTGATGAGAGAAAAGCCATCTTCCCCTCTGGAGATAGCCACAAATTATCATGGATGGAACCTTCGAATATTTGAACATACACGTTCTCTTCTGCCTCGTCGTAGAGCCAGGCTTCTTTTATTAGTGTAGCTGTTATGATACAAGTACCATTGGATACGACCAAGCCGCGACGCATAGCTACGTAGACATCCCGCGGCGGCGGCTCATCGCACCATACGATATCCCAATCTTTCCCCTCTGCCTTATCCGACCCTTGATCGTATGATCGGAAATGAATTAGGGAGCTATTAGATAGCTCCATCTCCGTGATGTGCCCCTGGGAATTCCGCCATTCTCGTTTGATCGAGCCTGAAGGGAACCATGATCGAATTGTGGGAATAGTTATCTCTTTATGAGAATCGAAGTCCTCTGCGAAGCACGCCCCCCTAGCGGGAACCGGGTAACTGAATGATCTAGATTCAAGTCCCCAAAGTGGCCGTCCAAGTAATCGTTCCCCGAAGCGTAAGGCGCCTGCTGTAGTCTTCCCGCCTTTATTACCTGCAAAGAAGAACAAGATTGTCTTCAACGGATCATCAAATTTAAGAAATGCTTCTTGCCCTCCAGGATTCGGGAGAAAGAAGCGAGCCGGGTCTATTTCAATGAGCCGCTTTATCTCTTCTCGTAGAGTGGCTAGTTTGATTAGCTCTTCTCTTAATAGAGAAGCTAAGTGATCCGTCGGCGGGCTTAGTCGTTTAAGCGTCTTCCTGAGAAAGTCCCTTGGAATCTTAGTTACGAACCTATTTGTGAACTGTCTACCCACGTGCTTCATTTTATTTAAACAGTAGACCTAGTATAGTAATTAGTGCAGATATACCAAAGACTATCCATTCTCCCTGCGTATGCGGAAGCGCGGCCCCTATGAATGCAGCATATGTACTAGCTCCGAAAATGGAACCAGTCACGGAGGCCACTGGATTTGATCGAATGCCAGAGAGACCGAAGTTACTACGGAAGAAATCCATACTCTAAGCCGCCATTGCAGATCGTTCAATATGACTAGAGAGGTCCGTCTTATCTCGGTATACACTAGATTTAACGTAGTGGTGTTTTTTGTCATACTTAGGAAGCTTCTTCCTAATCTGCTCCCTTATCGAATCTGGGTCCAATAGGAGTATACGGCAGAGATTAATAAAAGAGAATGTGTATGAACGGTCATCCGAATCGAAATAGCTCTTCGCATCTAGATAATGTGTATGACTGGAGTAGGACTTCGAATTCTTGAATCGTATTAGATCGAAAAAGGCGAGTTCGATGACAGCGGCCATCAGTGCGCGTTCCTCTTCACACTCCCGATGAGCATATTCGCTGCGAATAGCAGGTATCTCAATAGTCATCAAAGCACCTACTACGTTTTCTACTGACATATCCTCTGGAAGATCCATTCCTGCTGCTGCTACGCACTCGATTAGGGCGCGCCAAGGGCGCGGCGGCTAGTGGATAGTCGTCGGATCATCTCCCTCCCCTGCTAGTAGTTTCCTAATCTGCTCCGCACTTTTACCTTTATATTTATCCTCCACCGGATCTACCTGTTCTACCTGTACTCGCTTAATAGGCGAATGCCCGGCCATATTCAAAATATCCGTGCAGGCGATATTCCGAACGCGCTCATCCTTCGCCTTAAGCGCCAGCTTCAATTTCTCCTCAAAAACCGCCGGCGCAACCGCTTGAAGATCGCCAGAGATGTCTAAGATCGTATCAACCGTCTTCTTCTGAAACATCTCCAATATTTCCAAAGACTCTGGAAGACCCACAATACGATAGACAGTCTGCGCGGAGCAATCAAGTTCCTGCCCTATTTCATCAGCGGTCCACCCTTGAAAATGAAGGCGGAGAATCAACATGTGGAGTGGGCGGAATTTACGGATGAAGTCCATTGGTAGTATCCCGTCCGCGATCGTATCCGGCTCTGCCGAAGATGGAAAGAGCGATTTGGAACGCTCGCAAGCGCGTAAGTGCGCGAAATGATGGACGAAGCCCGAATACCCATATTTGGGTCCAACTCCCAGATGGGAGGTGATAAAATGACTCTGCACTTTCTATTTTAAAGCTATATATTCAGCGTCTGATATCCCAGGGGCATGCCCCTGGGTAAGGCGGGCTGAGTGGGCACCCTCCCCGGTACTGTAGATTAGATAGTTGACAATATGTATTGTCAAGTCTTCATTTATGTATGAATGTAGAGTAGTTGACAATATGATTAGTATAGGATTAGACGGTGCCGCCGCGGCAGTCGGCGGCCTATAGGGGGAGTAGTAGACTTGACAACTATGAATGTAGAGTCGTTAGCGGCTATGAATGTAGAGCTACTAAGATTATCGTAGTGCGATTATCGTAATACGATATGTGCGCTGAGCACAAAAAAAGGGGCCGAACAATGTGTTCGGCCCCCCTTCTCTTATTTCCGCTTACTTGCTGCCGCTTTTGAATCGCGCGGTGTCTACTTCACGTTTACGCCCTCGCGGCCCGCTGGGCTTACCGTACTTTTCGTCTAGCAGCTCGATTAGTCCGTTTCCGACAACCGTTTTCAGACCATTGTTCGCAGCGGAGACGATATCCGACAGGCTGATCCTGATGGATTTGACGAACGGCTGTTCGTCGAAGGTGCCTCTATCGCAGCTGAACACGCCCTTCCTTTGCAGCATGGACTGTAATTCAGTGATCGCAGCAACAAGGTGATCACCGATGTCCTGGACGGTCTTAATCTGCTCAGGATTGATTGCAGGTATGGTTACTTCTAGACCAATCGCGCCATCCTTTTCCGCGACGAACGGCTCTTCCGCCTTGCTCCCAGCTACGAGTTCATCCGCCTTCAGCCGGCGGCCAGTTACCTGCGCAGTTAGCATCTTTGATTCTACTTTTGCCATTTTTCTCCCCTATTTTTCTGCGAAGTTAATACGCCCACTTCCCCCCGACCGGCGACCTTCTATGCCAGGTATTGAAACCGAAGAAGGCCCGCGCGAAATTTGCGTGGCAACGGTCGAGGCAACTTTTCTATCCAGACCCGATTCTAAGCACTTGCCCGACAAAGTCAAATGAAATCAGTTAATGGCGAAGCGCCATTCTTGCGTCCATCTTATCATTAAAACAACAGGCTTAGATCGCTCCTGCGGCCCTCTAGCTATCTGATACGCTTTGCGCGAAGCGCGTAACGTCGTTTGGCGCTCCTGCGGCTTCTCTTGCATCCTGGCGCTGTATCTACGAAAGGCTGCCAGAAGTGATTCAATGACTCACCGAGTGAATCGGAATGCGACATCAACGATTTCGCGTACTTAGCCGCCGATTGGACCCATATCTGGGTTTCTGAATCGCTGTCTGAATCTACACGACCACTGACAGTGCGTGTGCGCGTCCCCCCAACCGCGCGAGGAGCCGCGCAGAAATTGGAAGTCATATAAGTAGAGACATATACGCCATAGCTATCAAGAGAAGAGAGAGAGAGAGAGAGAGAGAGAGAGAGAGATACAGAGAGAGATAATAAGAGTCTAGAATAGACTCTCTTATTTTTTATCTGTATCTATATAGACTCTTATCTCTCTTAGCCGCTTCGCGCCGCGCCCGCGCCTCTCTGTCTCTCTCTGTCAGTAAGGCGAGTGATTCACATGTAGATTCACCCTCTGAATCAGGTTCCCATATCTGGGTCCGAGTGGACCCACTAATAGACTCAAAGACCCACATTTGGGCCTTGCATTCCGATTCACTCACGCCTATACTGAATCACTTTCGACCTTATTCACATTTACACCAGAGCTAGCCCAGAGGAAGGAACGAATAAATGGGAAAGAGATATTGGCATTCTAGAGACTGCACCTTGATCTGTCATACTTCCTTGAAAATTAAGGGGCAGGTAGAAATATTCGCTATAAACGATAAGCAATCTATCTCCTCTTTTATTGAAGATCTAATAAAGAGGGAGCTAGCAATCAGAGAAGAGATAGACGGTCGGCTATCCAGCGGCCCGACCAAACAAGAGCTTGAACAGCCATTAACGTTTGAGTCAACGTCCAAGCAAAAAATCACTATAAATGACCTTCTTAAAAATGCATCACCAGAGCGGACGATATGATAGATAATGAACTTCCCTTCTGGCGCCTTCTCCCCGATAGAGAACTCCTCGCCGCCCTTATAAAGGGCGAAGCCGAGTCTGAGCCAGACATCGGCAAATGCGCTATAGTACACGTTGTCCTAAACCGTGCCAGATACGGCGATTCGGCTTTAGTTCCCTGGTTTCCTTCTTCCGTCGTTGAAGTAATCCTGATGCCTCAGCAGTTCTCCTGCTTCTGGCATGATTATCCAATTAGGAAAGACGCAATGAAGGACGCGATGAGCGAGAAGCTATATCTAAATTGCGTCGATCTAGCTATATCCACCCCTGATCCCACACTCGGAGCAGATCACTACTTCCGCTATGACATTCCAATCGCCTGGCAACGGCGACGGCGTGGATGGCCAGTATGGGCAGCGCACTTCTCTCGTACTATTAGAAT